TTAAAATTTGTAATTACCTGTTAGCACTTCCACTTTCCGCTTAAGGTATCCACTCTTATTATTGATAGTTACACCTTGCTCAACCGACCACATTTGCCAACCGAACTCCTTTGCATACTTGCGTAATATATCAGATGGATACGAAGACAGTAAAAATTTACCTTCAATCTTTGAAAGGGTTTTTAAAAGGTTTTCAAAGTCCATTTCAGAATAACCGTCATAGTGGCCACAATCACTATTGAAGTAAGGTGGATCGCAATAAAAGAAGCTGTTTAAGCTATCCCGACTCTTAATCACATACAACGCATCAGCGCACTCTAATTGAACGTTCTGTAGCCTTATTGCAAACTCCTCTGTAAAACGATCACGGTTATTGATAATCTTTTTAGTAGTTGTATTTCTTGATTTATCAAAACCAAAGCTCCCATCCAGTTGAGCACTGAAGCTTTGACTACTTAGCACCCACACAGCCCACGCCCTTTTGATCTCATTGAACATATCAGGGAAATTGTATATAACAGAAGCCTTCCTATGCAGGTCACGGCTATGCAATGTTATCCTGATTTCTTTCTCAAGGCTAATGAAGTCATTTTGAACCACCCTATAAAAGTTTATCAATTCCCTGTTGGTGTCGTTAAGCACTTCTATCTCTGATTTATCCTTTGCGAAAAACACCGCAGCACCCCCTATGAATGGTTCACAGTAAAGCACGTGTTCGGGGATTGATGATACTATTTTAGTAGCTAACTTTTGTTTTCCGCCGTAATAGCTAATTGGCGTTTTCATATTTATTGTACTCATTTTATATATTATATTTGCAACCTCACAAAAAACAGAATGCACAAACGCACATCCCAGGCATACCCCCGGTAATGTACTTTTGTGCATTTTTAGTTTTGTTTTTTGTGAGAAATTAACGAGCGCCGGGGGTTACTTTTTTATCTAAGGCGATCTCTTTGAGTAAATGCTATCCGTGACAGCTCCGGCCTTATTATCCATAATTACCGTATCTAAAGCAGCTTTCTCCGCTTTCCGGTATTTGGCTGCATAGCAACCCGAAAGTGCGAACGCACAAAGTATTAAAACTATATTTTTCATATTAACTGGTTTGTATCTTTTCACAGAGAGGTAATAAGTCCTGCGTTATGCCGTGCGATTTGCTGATGTTATAGACACTTTCTTTCAAATAATTACGCTGAGTGCCGTCAAGCAAAAACTCTTTATCTTCCGCCTTTAAAGCGTTCCAAAAAGTACCCTGCGCTGTTTGAGTAAATTCAATCTCTTTAGCTTCATCTGTGCTAATTTTTATAAGCTCTCTAATTGATCTTTGTACAGAGGCTTCGCTCATACTATCCTTATTCGCTGCGAAAACGCCGGGAAGTAATACCCGGTCTTTAATTGATAAAATCATATGTTTTGTTTTTTACGGGCCATTGCCCTCAGCCTCGTTTACTATAAAGCCATTAATCACTGTCAGGTGTCTATTTTCTCCACCACCACCCTTATAAACAATATTACCACTCCACCCAAAGCCGTCCCAACCGGGGCCTGTATGACCGGGTTCAATCTGCGTATAAACACGCCCTATGAACTGCACCGGGCCTTTGAAAATGGCAGCTACGTTAGCGTTCAACCCGGGCACATCTAACGCCCCCGATGCCTCAACGTACAATCCAACGTTCACATGTCGGGTTACCCCATCCGCTTCAAATTCCCGGTTTTCGTTATTAAATATGTAGGCTGCATAGGTGGCATTGGTTACCTCTCCTTGACTAAAACCTGTACCTAATTTAAACCCGGCCTTGCTGCCTCCCGTAAAGGTTTTAACTTGTTGTATATAGGCATCTACGTTTGAAATATTAGTAAGGCCATTACCATCAATATTAAAGTTTCCAATTTTACCACTGGTGGCCGTTATTACCCCTGTAATTACCGCATCGGATGAGAACATCTTTCCATTTTGCAGCACACGCCAAACGGCTGTATTCTTATTCTCATAGGATGCTCCAAAAAATGCTCTAACTGATAAATCCCCGGCATCAGTAACACCAGTGATACCGCCATTATTGACCGGGCCTGAACCAACGAGTAGCGTGCCCGCTGCAACAATTCCATGCTCTGCGTCAATTGTTACACCCCAAAAGTCAGTTATGAGTTTAACGCCATCAGCCGTTGCCTTTGCTTGCAGGGCATCATTATAAGCCCGATTTGATGTTTTGCCAATTCTCTCGACCTTTTTGGTCAGGTTCTCATTGGCAATCCTATTTGCCACTAACGGGCTAATGTTGGTAGTATCGGCAAGCGTCCCCTTGTATAAATACTCGACTTGAAAATCACGGGTAAAAGCTATCAGCCTTATTGGCTGGTCAATTTTAAAATCAACGTCATCAATAGGCAGGTAATTGCCTAATTTTAGAGTTCTGTTTTTACGAGCCAAATCAAGCGGATCAAAGTCCAATGAGTAGGCTAACGGCGGCACACTGTAGGCTGATAATTGATCTGCACCACGTGCCAAAACTTCATTTTCAGCATTAGTGATGTAGCTTTGTGGCATCGCAATATCCAACAATATATATTGATCGCCTACAGCCGGTTTTAGTACATCAGATGGCAGTACAAAATCCTTATCGCTTGTGTTGTACTTTAGCGTAAACTGTTTAGTAGTATTGTCAAAAGAGTTTAACTCAAAGGTATTGCCTGCAAGATTTCCCGTTTGAAATTGCACCTTGGCCGAAACTGCAAGCAATTGTGTATTTACATTAAAATCAATTTGACTATCGGTAAAAGTGATTTTGTCGCCTACCTGTGTAACTAATCCTAATCTTCGGGGATATATGTCTTCAAATACTACCGTATCCTCAATAACACCGTACTTCTTACCCTGTGCCGGGTCATTATTCTTATAAACATTATTCTCTAAATAAGGTAGATCGCCCGGAAGCTTTAACCTATTTGAAAAGCCTTTGTAATCAGCGGGAATGTTTCTTTCAGCGCCATAGCAGTACAAGCGAGTTACAAACTTATATGTAGTTGACGCTGACCGTTGCAAAAAATACAACCCATTCCCTTTACCAACACTTAAAGGAATGTTTTCTATCTCACCTCTTTTTGTAAAGTGTATGGTCTGACCCTCAACCCACCATTCAATCTTAAAAGCGTTGAACAATGTGGTAAGTACTGACAAACAATTTTCATCAGCGTTAAAAGTCAGTTCTTGAAAATCGGTGTCATCAATCACACCCTTTACCCATCCGCTCTGCTCAATGTTGGCATTGGTAATTAACAAATCAACAAACGTTTCGAGGTTACCCATTAGCGGTTGGCCAGTGAGGGTGTATTGGTTATTGGCATCAGGAAACTTGTAAAGTATATCTTGCAAATCATACATTTTACCTTTCAGGGTAAGAACGTAGTCATATTCGATAGATGAACTCTTTTTGAAATCCTTAGTATCCTTTAATTTGTACGTTTCGCCATACACCATAGCGTAATCACCAACCTCAAAATCAATATTGACAGGCAAGCTGAAGGTCATAGGTGCTAAATCTTCGCCCATGACCTTTTTGCTTTGCTGCCCGGTTGGTATAACGGTCGCAATAACAGTGTTTCCTCGTTTTATATCGTAGAACATACTATAGGGGTTGCGTTCGTTTTAGAGTAATTGATTGTGAATTTGAGGGAAGATATTGTCTCCCATCTCCTGATAACCCGAAGTTTGGGGATGCACGTTATTCCCATTGTATTTTTCGGTTATGCCTGCGTACCGGCTCGAAAACACAACATCTGCCTGAGCGTAACCATAAAACCTGTGTATCCCGGCATTTGCACAGCCAATTGAAACATTGGCGTTAAATGCCCCGTTATCAAAGGCAAGTACCAAAGCATTCCACAGCTTAAACATGTTTTGCATATACAGTGGGAATGAACTTGACTTAGTAAAACCGCCACCAGTATTATTACACGATGGCTCAAGTTGGATCACAACTTTACAAGCGGCATTATCAGCAAGTATTGCGTTAGCTAATGTTTTTTGGTTATTAACAAAGCCTGTGATGGTAGCATCAGATAATACATTCGTTGGTTGTTGACCAATATCATTAATGCCTAACATAACGCTCACAAGGTCGAATTTAACGCCTGCTGCAAGTCCTAATTTTGTTGTTCTATAGTAGGTGAAATTAACCGCTGAACCATCCCAAAAAGGATTACCATCACTTATTGAATAAGCTGAATAATTTAAAGTAGCATCACCACCGTTAACAACCGTTTGGGTAAGCGTTCCTGATGCGGTTGGATTACTTGACCCCGCCGACCTAACGCAATTGATATACCCGGAGCCTCCTGTAATGTTCACCTCATAGACTTGGTAGGTACTACCATTGTTGGTGTATGATGAAAATTGCGGTGGCGCAACAACTACACCCGATAATTCAAACCTGTAAAATGATCCGTCAACACCTGGGCCTTTGGTCGTAAAGTTTGCACTTGTCCATCCACTACGGCCTTCGGTTTTGGCAGGGGCTGCGCTTCTCAATCCGTTGAAGGTTGGTATAGTACCGCCCAGAGTCACAAATCCATCATAAATGGCTTTTGCGGTTGCGCCCGGCTCTGTTAAGCTATCTCCAACAAACAAAACGTTTTTGGTTGATCCTACTTGAATAGCAGCCGTTACGATTAAGGTGCTTGTTTTTTGTGCGATTATATTTTTAGAAGCATCATAAACGATTACCGTAAACGCATATGAGCCGACATTTGCAGCCGTTGGGGTTATTTTCCAAAAGTTAGTATAACCAGTACCCACCGCACAATCAACAACTACCTGATACCGGCTTTGGCCATCGCTTCCATTCTCAACAGTATATAGAATATTTTCAAAGTAAAGCGTTCTTGAAAAGCCAACTGTTGCATAATGCTTTGATGGCAAAATGATGTTGACGTTTAACGTAGCGGTAGGTATAGCAGCAACAGCAGCGGCCAATGTTGCTATTTTATTGGCAATATCAACATCTACTAAAGACAGTTTAAAAGTGGATGCGTAATAACCCGCTGTAACAAATGAAGCCGTCCAAGATAGTGTCCAAGGAGTTGCAGAAGCTAAGTAGAAAAACGAATGCCTCAAAGGAGCTGCGGGAGCATCGTTTGTGAATGCGTTTACCGTAACGTTACCGCCAACATTCGCAAAAGCGAAAACATAGAGATAGTCACCACTTGCCACCTTAACAGGCGTTGGTAGATATATCTCGGCTGGTGCAGCCGTTTGGTTAAAAGCACCTGCTGTATAGTCCAACGAGGCCAGTAAAGTCATTGATGCAGGATTAGTCTTTAAAGAACTTGCGCCTGATGAACTATATACCTTCACAGTAACCTGCGTTGAAGCCGTGCCCTTAAATGGAACTACAATCTTATTGAAAAGAGCGGCATTGGTAAGCTTTTCATATTGTCCAACGCCTTGTTGATTCCAAAATTGGTTTAGACCTGTCATTTCGGAATCACCACGGACATGAGTCCATTGAACTATAGGAACAGCAGCACCTCCGGCCACAAATCCTGTTATTGGATCGGCAACCATTGCATTTGATATTGCTTTGGTATTAGCGGCCACCGCTTCCTGAATAGCTGTTATGTTTGAATCAATATTTGCCAATCTGAATCCGGCCTGATAAAAACCTGCACTGGCTGTAAGCCATACCGCTCCCCACGGGTTGGCTGTATCGCTTTTCCATATGAAATTTGTCCTTGCACCCTGCGTATTCCAAAATTTGAAATTCATTAGGCCTGTGCTGAAAAAAGCCACATATACGTACTCATCTTTTGACGCACGTAATGATTCCCCAAACGGAATGGTTTTTATAGAATTAAGGTCTGTTGGGAATTTTCCGGGATCAAAGATTACCTCTTTAAGTAAAGTCTTGTTAAAGAAATTTATATCGTTAGAGGCTGGCGATTTATATACTCGCACAGTTACCGGACTTGTAGCATCCACGGCACAAACGCAGGTTTGAATTGCATTAAAAATGGCATCATTCGGCATTTTAGCATAGTCAACAAACCCGTAGCTTGATAACGGAACGGCTCTCGAACTCGTATTACCGCTAATCTCTGTGTCATCAACCGTTTGTCCGAACTGTATAGTTGGTACGGAAACACCAAACAGATTACCACCCGGAGCGTAAGTATTCAAATCAGCGATTACCACGTCTTGCCATTGCGGCTCATAGAAAACACCTTTCCAAACAGCCCTTGCATCTACAATCGCATGCCCCGTGGCTGCGGTAGGTATAACGAGAGGTGTGTTTGCCGCCATCAATAAGCCCGGATAACTGCCACTGGGTGTCTGCCCCATAGCGGCACCAATTAGTTTATAATTTTGATTTAATAGCGGTGGTTGAGCAGGCGCAGGGTCGGTAGTTTTGAAATTTCCGATGTTGTTTCTGGTAAGCAAGTCCAATGGATACAGTATTGTTTCGCCTGTTTCGCCAACAATTCCCAATGAATATGATTGAGATGTTATTTGTGTAGCTTTCTTGACTAAGTTTATTTCTACGTCTTCGTTTTCTGCTATCATTTTGTAGGGGGTATTAAAATTTTGTTATTCGTATTTGTAATTAATTTGCGGCCATCTTTGTCAACCAAGTATGTGAACTGCTTCCAAAAGCTCGGTACTGGCTCAATAAACTTTAATGTAAACTTGCAGGCTACCTTGTTGCCTAAGTTTGTTTTGATGCGGGTTAACCTTGTAAATGAAGTGCAGGAATCGTAATAAACATAAAAGGATCGCCCTAATTCATTTATGTAGATTCGGCGAGTGCCTGGCTCAGCAAGCTTTTTAAAGAAAGCATTGTACTTCAACCAAAAATCGGCTTCGTTTGCTGCTATGAGGGCACCCGGAACGCTAATTTCCTTAGCTTTGAAAAAAACATTGGCGGTATCTACATCAGTACCATGTTGATCAGCCCAGTCATGTTGCATAGGCGTTTTCCTATCCCACGGCTTTAAAAAATCATCACTACCTCCTTTTGCAACCGCCCAACCGTACGTCCCGTACCAGTCGTCACCATCAATTGAATAAAGTCCTACTACGCTCATAAAGTCCTCCCTGCTGCTGCCAAATCGTTGGCACTGTTTGACATCTTTTTGTTCATGTCCTGTAAGGTTTTATCTATGCTATCATTTGTATCAGCAGTACGCTTTGTATAGCCCGCTATTTGAAATTGATATAGGGTTTGCTGCCTCAATTCGGCAAGGCCATCAAGCATGGTTTTACTATTAGCTTTTGATTGATCCACAATTTGCAACACGCCTAATTGTATACCGTGGGTTGTACCCGCAAGCACTCCTGCCTCATCAGATGTGATGCCTTTTATAGCTCCCTGCAAGGTTGATTGATCAGGCGTTGGAACTGTGCCAGTGTCACCAATTGCGTTTTTAAGATCGTCGTATTCTTTCGAGCCGTCATTTATAAGCTGAGCATACAAAGCCTTTAGCTTCACCAATTCAGATGCATCAAGCCCGCCACCGCTTTCACTTAAAGCAGCAAACTGTTTATAATAGTCCGCCACCTTACCTTTGAATGAATCTTCAAACACACTATCCAATGAGTCTTGTACTGATGCACCAAAGTCATCCGAAAAATCACCGAAACCACGTTTGCCATTTTTAAGGCCATCCAGTATGCTTTTAGTTAAACTATCAGCGGTAGTACCTGTAAAGATTTGGTCTATCTCATCATTAACCTGTTGGGTGGCATCGGATACATCACCCATTTCATCATGCACCTTTTGCAACTCTTCAAACCATGCTTTAGTAGCATCGGTCAACTGTCCTTTAGTGTATAGCTCTTCTAACTTGTCGTAATCGGCACCGCCCAAACCTGCTAAATCTTGTACAACCTTTGTTTTTTTACCGATGCCTAAAAAGCCTCCGTATTTTTCCAAGTGGTCGCCCGTAATCTGTTGGCCTTGACCTTGAATTTTGGCAAGCAGACTATTGTAATCGGCTTGAGCTTGCAATTTTTGATTCGCAAGAAGTTGTTGACGAGCGGCAAGCTCCTGCAAAGTCATTCCGGTAATGTCCGCCTGTGTACGTGCTCTATCGCGCAATAATTGACTGTAAGCAAGCTCCCCGGAATACAAACTTTCCTGAATTTGTTTTAACTGGTTCTCGGCTTCTATACGGCTTTTCTTACCCGCAGAGAATATTCCAACCACATCAGAAACAACACTGGTTACACCGCTGATTATACCACCAACATCACCACTGGATATGCTTGTGCCTAAGCCAGCAACATCACCCGCAGTTTTAGCTATTTGGCTCAATGTATTAAGCGTATCAGCAAGGCCGGGGTTTATATCCTGTAATGAACTGGCAATGTTAGCGAAGCCCTGACTCGCATCATTTGCATATTTTGAAATGTCACCTAACGTTTTTACAGCAGTCTTTTGCGATTGTAGCTTTGTATTTATTGCTTCAATTTCGGCGGCAATTTTTTTCCATTCCTCGCCGTATGCTGGCAATGTGCCGAGTACTGATAATAGCTTTGCTTTTTGCTCATTTAGGTTGCCAGTGTAGTCTTTTGAAAGCCCGTTAATACCTTTTAAAGCATTTTGCAAACGTTCAACATTCTCATCTATTTTGCCGTTTTGTTCCGGTGATAGGTTTGAGTTTGCTTGTAACTCCTTTAGGGTTTGTAACTGTGCCTTTGCCTGCTCTTTTGTTAATTGCGCTACATTGCCGTTATATTCTTTAAGCACTAAAATCTTTTCAGCGTTGGTGGCTGATATCTGTTCAATTTCTGCTTTGTGCTGCTTATCCAGTTCATCAACTGCGCTGAAATTACCCTGTTGCTCTAATGCAGCACGGTCACGCTGATACTTGTCATCAGCTACGCTTAACTGCTCATAATAGCTTAGCGTACTGCCTAACAGGTCAATATTTTGAGTAGCCTGATCTTTTTTAAACTCCTGGCTATATTTTGCAAACAGATTTTTCCTTTCCTCATAAGCTTGAGGTGTAAGGTCAGATGATAGAAACAAGCTTTCAATGAGCTTTATATAAGCTCCAAAATCCTTACCACCTTCTAAAAGCTCTGCGTACTGTTGGTCAGCAGCGGCCTTACCTAACTTATCACGATAAGCATAGTACTCATCATATAAAGCCTTTTGTTGCTCTATACCCGAAGCAATATCTTTAGTCTCATTACTTTCAACCTGCGTATTTACGGCTGCGGTTTCATTGGCCTGTAAAGTACCTTTATTTATTTTTTTGGTGTTCTTTGGGTTCGCATTGTACTTATCAATGTCAACCCGGAGCTTGTCATACTCATTACGAATAGCCTGTAGCTTTTGCTCGTTATCTGTTAAAGCATTGGCGTTGTACTTTTCGTTAAGCTGATAAATTTTCTCTATCAAATCACCATAGCGTTGCGCAGCATTAAACGCACTGTCAGCGGCTTTACCATCAGCCGATAAGCTGTAGGTATCCAGTACCTTTTTTACATCGGCAAGGCGTTGTTTTAAAACACCTATTTGCTTATCGTTTGGAGCTAATGATTTTAGCTTTTCGCTCAGGCCATCACGGAGGGCTTCCAGATCGGTGGCACTTTCTGCTTCATTTATAAGCTTATTAAAACTGTCTAAAATGGATTTTACACCATTTGCAGCCAAAGCGGTTTTCAAATCACCCTGAAATTTACTTGCAACTATTGCACCGGGGCTATCAGTGCCCGATAAGCTTGATTTGATTTGTGCACCAAACAACTTATTGATATTGGCATTAGCCTTTTCGTATGAGGCAATTAGTTGATTTACGGTGTCCTGATCATCCTGCTGTCCACTAACCAAGCTTGACGCACTTGAGTTGAAAGTGAACAGCCTTTTTATGCTTAACCCGGCACGTTGAAAAGGGTCGATAGCATCAACACCTTTAGTCTTTAATTCGGCAATCTTTTTAAGATTTTCGAGCTTTTGACTATACGCAGCTTCACCCACTAACTTCTTATCCAAGTCACCCAAATAATCTTTGATGGCTTGCGATGCAGCTTTAGTGTTAGCGGTTTCAAGTGTTATATTCCCTAAATATTTTGGCGAAATCTCATTAAGCTTTTTTAATGCTCCTAAACGTTCATCCTGCGTAGCATTATGATCATTTATTATAGCAGTAAGGTCTTTTATTTTCGTCTTTTGAAGATCAACCTTTACAGATGCCTCATTGGTTATATTATTAGTTTCGGATGCAATTTGATTTTGCAATGAACTTGCATCGTGCCATGATTTTAAGGCAACTACCAATGCAGCAATTACAGCGGTATAAGCCGCCGTAGAGGCAACGGCAACAACCTTTTCAGCATTCAATAATTCAAGTCCGTCACGTAGTATTCTATATGCAACGGTTTCCAATCCGATAGCCACGGTATTAGCTAATGATGCAGCAGTTTGCAGCAACAATACGGCCCGGTACGAGCCGTAAGTAATAATGAGTACCTCGACTATATCAAGTACCTTTTGATAATTGGCCACCAGCTCAGCAGCAATGGCAATACCTCCGTTTAATGCACCTTCCGAACTTTGGCCGAGGCTGTTTAGCATTTGGGTGAAGGCATCCTGTAAGTTGCTTAACTGGCCTGTAAGCGTTTGGCTTTGCTTTTCCATCAGGTTATAGAAAATACCTGATGAACCCGTCAAGCTCTTAAACGCTTTTTCCACTTCCGGAAATCCTACCTTACCCGCTTCAACCAGTTTGTTTACCCTATCTTCTGTAACGCCAAATTGTTTAGCAAGCTCCGCTATAATCGGAATACCCCGGCCTGTAAATTGCCTTATATCCTGCGCATAAGCTCGGCCTTGAGTTTTAAGCGTGCCGTATAAGTAAACAATATCACCGATGGGGGCTGATACTCCCGCAGCTACGTTACCAAGCGTTGTGAGTACATCGGTAATATCTTTTGAGGCAAAGCCGTAGGCAAGCAACTGCTTTGTTGCGGTGGCAACTTCGGTAAGATTAAAAGGCGTAGTGGCTGCGAACTTTACCGTGGCTGCAAAAAGCAAATCGGCCTTTTCCTTGCTTTTTAAAATGGTTTGAAAAGCCACATCAAGCTGTTCAAACTGGCCACGCACTTCTATAATTTCGGAAACAAAGTTTTTAGCTGCGGTTATAGAAAAATAAGGCAGCAGCTACTGCAGCTTTTTTTGCGAAGCTTTCAATAGCGTTACCGCTTTGAGCCGCTTGCTGTTGTACGGTACGATTGAAATTCTGAAAATCACCACCCGCTTGACGCAATTGCGCAAGTATTTGGGGGTTATTTATCAAAAATTCTATTTCTAACGGGCCTAATGTATCGCTCACAACTACAGTTTTAAAAAGTCTTTAAAGTCATCCTCGCTTTCAAGCTCTTTAGCTTTAGGCGTTGTCTTTTTCATTTGGGGTGCATCAGCAAGCATCATGTGAACATTTAGCCAACTAATTTTCCAAAGCAGATACTGCCTTGTATACCCCGTTTCTTTGATTATTGAAAATTCTATTCCCCAGGGGCTATGCATGCCTGTGGCCTTTAACTCCCCTGTGTCTGTTGGCTCAAGTTTGGTGTCGTCATTATCATTTCCCCCACCAATTTGATAGTATTCGTAAAAGCCTCCCGGCCACTTACCACCTTCAATACTTGCATTATGGTTTGCAGATACAATGCGGGCATGTTTTCAAACAGCCACCAACTAAGGAGGCCTCCCAAAAACTTACCTTTCCAATACCCGTTAAGTATCGCCATCGCAGCTATTCGGCTCATAGCTTTACCATGATTTAGAAATAGTAATTCGGCATCCTTTGTCTCCTGATCCTCTGCCAACCCAGAGGCCAGATAAATTTTACTAATGCGATAAAGCGTGCCCAAATAGGGTTGCTTTACGACAAGATTAAGTTTCTGCTTGCCGAACATTTTAAAGAATAAAGGTGCCGTTACCGGCACCTTTATTCCCTCATCCAACAAGGCTTTAGCGGCTTGAAGTTCAGCAGTCATTGACATGATTAAGCTGTTTTGGTGATTGTAACAGTAGCTACGCTTGTGTAGTCGTTGCTGTCAGTTACAGCCAGTTTGAATACGTAATCGCCCGCAACGGTCATCCCTGTAATGGCTGTTGATAGCGCAGCAGGGGTAGTAATTCCCGGAGTTGCACCGTCTGGTTTAGATGTTACCGACCATAGTATTTTTGCGTTCGTACCACGGAACGGCACTGACGTACCCACGAGGTTAGCGGTTGGCGTAGCTAAGCTCTGCGCATTACCCGCATTAACTACCGGAGGTAAGTATTTGCAGAAATTAATAGGTGAAACACCGGGGGCAGTTGGTTGTAAGATGGTCGCCTTGTTATCCAATAAGGCCATCCCCTGCTTTTTCAAATCGACGTTAAATACAGAGCGCAACTTCGTGCGTGGCAATTCAAATAGTATATCACGTTTAGTGATTATCTGAATACATTTTTCAATGTTAACCACACCCGCAGGAGCTTGCCACTGGGTGTTTGGTGCTACACCTATAACAGTACCACCTTTTAGTACCGCAACCACTTCCGGGGTGTAATCCATAGTTGACCAGGCTAAAAGAGTTTGACCCATTTCATCGAATGATTCGATTGCATAATCTACCTCTTCCGCAAATTGATCGGCGGTGTTTGCATCGGCCTCCTTAAAGCTCGCAGTGTCTTTATAGGTTAAGCCAACGGGAGCCAGTACCGTACCCATTGCGCCATCCGAAGGGATGTCACCGATTTTAAGGGATTTTAAACCAAAGCTTCTTAATTCTGACATGTTTATATATTATTATGGTTTTTGTGAATTTGTTAATTGTTCAGTTTGATAGGGGGTTAGGCTTATACAGCCGGTGTTTCGGTAGCGGGTTCACCTGATGTGACAGGCTCTTTAGCTTCCTCCTTTTCAACAAGTTTTTTTTCAACTTTTGGCTTAACCTCTTTAGCAGGTTTTTCAACCTTTGGCTTAACCTCTTTAGTAGGTTTTTCCACTTTCGGCTTAACCTCTTTAGCAGCTACAGGCTTAGTGGTTTGAACTTCGTTACCTGAATTATCAGTGGTGGAAGCTGCGCCTTCTAAAACACCCTCTACAACATCCAACACGCCATCAGCAATATGCTTTTCTACCTTATCACGGGTTAGCGAGGTGATGTCTTTACAGTCGAGCGTTTGGCAATGCGCTTCGGCAAAATGCTTTTCAAAAAATGGCTGACCGTCGCTGGTAATGTGCACCTCATCCTTAGTTAGGTAGGCTCTGAAAATTTCAATTGCGATTGCTAAGATTTTCTTTAACATGATTTTTGTGATTTTAATAAACGGGCAGGCGACAGCCCATTGAGTAATTATTGCGCCTTTACAGCTATATGGTGTTTGACCTGCCTGCCCGTTTGTTTGAGTTGATTATTTGGTTAAAAACAGTTTTTGCTCTTTGGCACGGCGTTTTACCAGTGTGTCTGATACTACCTTTTTGCCAGTGTGGGGGTCGGTTATCTTATTCCAAACAAGGAATTGAACAGCAGCACCCTCATAATCCCCTACATTCAATTTTTTAAGCAGCGTGCTTTGGGCTAATGCACCGGTGTTATAATGGAAGCTATACAAGGCATCCATTTGATTTTGAGTAACTGGTACTTTTACCAATCGGTTAACCGCATTTACAAAGCTTTTAAGGGTTACTAAAAACAGATCATCAGCACATGCCCGGTTCACAAGTATATCGCCCGGTTGGACTGGCTTGCCATCGGCATAGCGAGTGCTGCCCCAACCGATAGTCCACACACCTGCTATGTCTTTATAGGCTTTTAACATTAAGCCCTCGAAGTTTTTTATAAGCGTAATACCGCTTGCTGAAATATCCATTACCCAACGAATGATTTTAGTTTATCCTTGATTTGAATTATCCATGCGGTCTTATCCTTACCGCTAATGACCGACAGGTTTTCAAGTATGCTAACGAAATTTTCAAACACGATTTGAACGATGAGAAATACGTGTAACCAACCGAAAATAACAGAGGCAATAAACTTATCGTGATGGTCAAAGCTCATGTGCATGCAGTAAGAAACTCCTATCAACACGAGGTAGCAGGCCACCTTTAAACTAAAGCGGGATAGCTTCATGCTGCTCAGCGGTTCGTTGCGGATGTGTGACGCAGTAATGCCGCTTACCAGTTCGGTTATGAATACAACCAGTAGGGCAATAAATGCCGTATTATCCAGTCCGAACACTTTGTCCAGACTTACCCAAACAGAACTAAGGATCATTAACGCTATGTTTATTTTATACTTGAAACTTGGAGCCAGGCTCAACAGAAATTCCTCTATGCTGTGCCAGTCGAATGTTTTAAGCAGCTTGGTGGCGTAGTTTTGCATTTTAAAGAGTTTTAAAAGCCTTTTAAATACCCGCCCGGCTTATCCGGGCGGGGGTTGATTTGGCTATTTGATAGGGGTTAATTATCCAGCGGGTGTGGCAGGTACAAGAAGTGCAACACCTAAATCATCGCTTCTCCTACGGCGACCACCGGCACGCAGTAATGAAGAGATAATGTCACCGTAGTACAGCGGGTTATCAGTATCATCGAATACCTTAACCTCACCAAGCGCACGTGTTACAGAGTTCTTTTGCCAAAAGATAGATGCTTGACTATCGGTAGCCAATACACCTGCACCCAGTGCAGCAACAGTGTTATCGGCTTTAGCCACGGCGATTGAGCTACGAGTCATCAGATTGAAACCGTAAAGCTTGCCTAATACCCCGGTTGTAGCATCAGCATACTCTGTGAATGTTCTGTACTGGGTGTCACTAAGGCTATCAAAAATCTGATCGGCCATATTTTCCTCAAGCAAACCATAGCGGTCTGTTTTGGTCACATTTTTAGTGTTAAAGAAAAGGTTGATTGCCCTGATGTCTTTATGAACCGCTACATTCCTGTTACCAGTTGCACCCGGCAAAGTAGCAGCAGCGGCAGCACCAGTAGTTTTAAGGAAAGAACCTGCGGGTAAGCCCGTAGCCCACTTTAACAACATATCATCAGCTACAAGCTCAGTGATTGCTGCAAGGTGATCACCGTACACATCATCAAGTTTATTATATGAAGGTTCAATTGTTTCAGCATTTTGAACGTGCGTTGGGTCAGTTGAATACTCATCAAGCGCATAAGTTATATCACCATCTGTTCTACGTACAGCAGCAGCAGGGAACGAATTTCTGTTTTTGATCACCAGTGGTTTTGCGCCTGGCTGTGGAATATGTACAACCTTACCCGCTAATACATATTGATCATCGTTATAAGCGTATTGCAAAAAGCTGTTATCCTTCCAAAAACGCTTTATGATATAATCTACCCACATCTCCTTTTCCACACCGCAAGCGTGTATAAAAGTGTTGGTATTGCGCTTTTTCTGGAATACGGCAATAAGGAGTACGCCCATTACCAGTACAGTAGCTGCTGCTACATTAGGGATGCCCGCAAAGGCTGCGAGGCCGTTGGATGCCGGAGATATTGCGAAAATGAATAGCGTTAGGCTGATTAAAAATTTAAAGAAATTTTTCATTGTTATGTTAATAGGGGTGAATTGAAAAACAGTGATTTAAAGGGTGTTTAAAAGGTTTTTAAGAGTGATTAAACTTTTGAGTGTGGGAATTTGGCTTTGTATTTAGCCTTGTAAATTTCCGGGGCAGCATCCTTTAGCTTAGTGAGCGCACCATCAATTTCAAATAATTGATCGTAGGTCATTTCTTTAAGCTTGATGATTTCGGCATCGCTTTCGGATAGATGTACACCATTTGCAAGAGTTTCCTTAATGGATGGGTTAGGCTGTTTACCTTCAAGGAATTTTTTAACCCTTTCAATCTTGCCATCAGCAAGCTCAATAAGGTTGTCGCCATCCTTACGGGTAATGATGTGCTTTTCAACGGCGTTATCCACAAGGGCAACAATTTCCTTTGATGAGCTTTCAGTAAGCAAAGTATTGTACTTTGCTTCTGCCTCGGTTGCTCTTAGTAAAGCCTTGCCGTTCGCATCTTTAAGGGTAATAATTTCCTGCATTTGGGTGTCACGCAGATTAATTAGGCCAGTGATTACCTCAATGGCTTCGTTTTCGGTTGCGGTATCCGCAAGCTTTAACATGGGTAGCAATGAGGCCACACCAATGGTTGTTAATTTTGACATATCTGATTTTTTGGTTTTGTCGGTTGGGATTAATGATTTGAAAAAATCATCTGAAAGCTGAATGACCTGATCAGCCTCATCGTAAAGTTGAACTCCGTAAGCATCAGGGTTGCCACCTATATCAACTGCACTAATTTCTTTGAGGAGCGACTTGGTAACTGTTGGGCCAGTTTGACCGGGCATCAGGTCTTCGGGTTCTAAGCTCACCTCTAAAGGCACAGCACCAATGCTGAACATGTTCAAAGTGCCGTTTTCGTACTTGTTGTAAATAGATACGGCAAAATCATCAGAACTGTCAAAGTATGGCTGTCCGGTCATTACACCATTAGCATCAATTTCAAGCTCCTTAACGTTACCGATCGGCAATACCTCATCTTTTCGGCTTCCCGAAGCCCGGTAATGCATCCATAACATTATGTCGTTATTGATATACTTTGATTTGTCTACCCCCTCACTTAAAAGCCGGAATCCCCGGTTGTTTACGGTGTTGGTATTGATAACATATCGCTTTTTGGTTTTGAGCATTTCAGCCATTGTTCTGCGTTGATTATGGCACAAACGTAATGGCTCATGACGGGCTAAAAAAACCGGGTAATTGTATGATTACCAGAGTGGTATTATATGATTGTAGTTACTGTAATCATATAAAAACCACTTTTTTTTAACCTATTATAACGGTGCACTTTTGGTTTAAAATCAACCAAAATCAATGGCAAAAACACGCAGCAAAGCTGACATCGAAAAGCTAAAGGGCTATGCGAAGCTCCTATTTGTGAGGGACAAACTATCGCAAAAGGAAATTGCCCAACGTACCGAAATTTCAGAGAAAACCATAGGAAAGTGGGTTAATGATGGACTTTGGGATAAGGAGCAAAAAAACTTCGTACTAACCCGCCAAGAGCAAATGAGCAACTTGCTTGACGAACTTACAGAGATAAATAAGTTCATTAAGGATAAACCGGAGGGACTTCGTTTTGCCGATAGCAAATTAGGAGATGTTCGCCGTAAGCTAATCAAAGACATTAAGGAACTGGAAACTAAAGCCAGTAAGCCAGAAGCGATTGGGTCATGCATAGCCCTGTTGGATTTTATACGTAAAGTGAATTTGGGGAAAGCCCAAGAGATAGCACCCCTTGTTGATGCGTTTATTAAATCTATTCTATAATGAGCACACTGGCAGAGGATAGAAAAGCACAGTTATTTTGGGATGGTTTTTTGAAAAACCTACTTCGTGCTGCTGTTGTGGATACGACAGAAACAGAGGAGGAGAAACTAAACCGCATTGCTTGGCTGGAAGCACCCGGCAATGAAGAGGAATGGAATAAATACTATTTTCCAAACTACTACAAATCAGATGCAGCACCGTTCCACAAAAAAAGCACCAAGTGGCTCTTTGCCCACATGGAGGGCTACTTAGTTAGGGCATGGAGTAGGGAGATGGCTAAGGATGTGCGCACCATGATGGAAACGACACGCCTCGGACTTACTAAAAAGAAAAAATTAGGGCTACTCGTAAGCAGTAGTGCAGACAAGGCAGTACTCCTTTTAAAACCCTATAAAATCAATTTTGAAAGCAATCCACGTATTATTAATGACTATGGCGAACAAATAACCTACGGGGCATGGACTGAAAGCGCATTTAGTTGCAAATGTGGTATAACCTGGGTGGCTATTGGTAAAGGTCAAACACCACGTGGATTACGAAACGAGGATGTTCGCCCCGACTTAGTTGTAATTACCGATATGGACACGGATGAGGATTGCCGTAACCCCGAAATGATAGCCAAAGATTGGGCGTGGTTTGAAAAAGCTGTATATGGTACTCGGTCGGTAAGTGAGCCGTTTTTAGTAATATTTCTTGGTAACATCATAGCAGAAGATTGTACTATTAACAATGCTATAAAAGTAGCCGACAGGGTTGAGGTCATCAACATTGAGGATGAGGACGGCAACTCCAACTGGCCGCAAAAGAACAGTCGTGAAATGATTGCCCGAATAAAAAGCAAAATCAGTTATGCGGCTTTTCAAGGCGAGTACATGAATAACCCTATTACAGATGGCAAGACCTTCCCGGACATCTACTTTAAAAAGATGTTGCCATTAAAGCAATACTCATTTTTAGTAAGCTATTGTGACCCGTCATACAAGAATGGTAAGAAAAACGACTTTAAAGCCGTGGCTTTGGTAGGTAAACACAAATCAGAATACCACGTCATAAAATGCTATTGCGCACAAACCACGACTGATATTATGCTACAATGGCATTACATGATTATGCGATTTGTGGCATTCATTGTCAATGTTTTTTACCTTATCGAGTGGCCGTGGATCGATGACCCTTTAAAACAGGAGATAGCAACCATTAATGCAATCGAAAACGTTACGCTACCCCTTAAAGCCGATGAGCGGGATAAGCCCGACAAATACATGAGGATTGAAAGCTTGCTTGAGCCATTAAATCGCAACGGCTATTTGTGGTTTAATATCGATGATAAAGACAACCCACACTCGGTTGCTATGCGTGCGCAGTTCAAAGCATTTGGCCCAAAGAGCCGGGCGCATGATGACGGCCCCGATGCCGTTGAGGGAGCTGTGTTTACCATTAATAGCAAAACCATTAACGACCCCTCAAAAGTAACCGTAATCAAACAGCAAACCCGTAATAACCGAAGATAAGCTATGCCATTTTTAAGCCCCGAAGATTTTAATACCAAAATCTACAAAGAGAAAGTAGATGCAATTAGCGATGGTGACACAACCCTGTTACCCACTGCAATTAAAACCGCTATTACCGAAGCTCAATTGTATTTGAGCCGCTTTGATCTTATTGACCTTTTTGGAAAAATAGGTGACGAGCGTGACCCAATTTTATTACAATGGCTGAAAGACATTAGCGTATGGCAGCTTATAGGCCTCGCCAATCCCGGCATTGACTATGAAGATAGTCTGACAAGGCGAAACAACGCAATCAAATCACTCAAGGAAATACAGGGGTCTACTGCTGTGCCAATGGGTTGGAAACTGGCAGCATCTACCGATGCAGGCGATCCAAGTACTTCATGGCACATATCAAGTGCACCTAAACGCAATACTTACCGATAACCTTTTTTATACAAATGGAAAATCAAAATATTCAGGTAACAGGGTTTATGAAGCCTGCTGACAAAACAGCGGATGGCAACCCTCAACCCATTATCCTACAAAACATCACTGTCAGGCCAATAAACAGGCAGAGTCAGGATATTAAAAAATGGAGAGCTGCGCACAGGTCAGCGGAGGGATACATACCCCGCAGGGTATTGCTTTATGACCTGTATGCAGATGTCATGCTTGATGGCCACGTTATTGCGGTTACTGGCAAAAGGGTTGATGCGGTTACAAAGGCCAAATGGCACTTTGTTGATAAAGACGGAAAGCCTGTTGATGCGGTTAATGACATCATTGATAGTATCGGATTTAGTGATTTATTAAAAGAGATTGTCAACTCCAAATTTTGGGGTTACTCAATGATTGAGTGTGATTTCTTTAAAGATTTCCGGGGCAACATGGCCATGACCGCTTATCAGTGCGATCGTAAGCACATGAGGCCTGATCTGGGCATTATTTCACAAGATCAAAACACGGATACAGGTATTAACATCCGGGATGGCATTTACCCAAGCTTTATACTTGAAGCGGGTAACCCGAAAGATTTAGGGTTACTACTTTCCGCAGCGCAATACGCCATATTGAAAGATGGTGACTTGAGCGACTATTCTGCATTTGTGCAAACTTTTGGACAGCCCATATTTGATGCGGAGTGGGATGGCTTTGATGAGAACCAACGTTTAAAACTGGTAGAATCATTAACAGGTGTTGGCCCCGGCGGAGTAGTTACTCGCCCATCAGGGACTAAGGTTAATTTACTTGAAGCAAAGGCTAACGCCGATGGCAAACTGCATACCGGCTTATTTGACATTTGTAACAAGGAAATTAGCAAAGCGTTGATTGGAAGTACCGAAGGCACAGAGTCAAGCGATAGCAGTGGATATGCACAATCACAAACTCATTTACAGGTTGAGAGCAATAAGAACGAAACCGATATTGATTTTGTTAGGCGTATTTTAAACAGCCGATGGTTAAAGATTTTAGAGGATAATGGCATTGATACCAAAGGTGGTAAAATCGTTGTTCAGGAGAGCGAAGAGCAGCTATCTAAAAAGGATGCATTTGATATTTATAAGTCAATGATGAAAGATTTGGGAATCCCTATTTCCGATGATTTTTTCTACGAAAACTTTAATGTGCCGAAACCCGATGATTACGACACCCAAAAAGCTGCATTAGAGGCTAAAAAGGCACAATTTGAGGAAAATAGCAACCCTCAAAACCCCGCTAATAATGCAGATACCCCCCCTGTTAAGTCAGGCAAAAAAAGCAAAAAGCCCGATGATGAGGGCGGTGATTCTGCACCAAAGCCCGGCAAGTTGGCAAAGCTTATTGATGCTGTTGGCTCTTTTTTTCAAGCAGCCCCGGCGCAAGTAGCGACCGGGGCGACAATGACCCCAGTGGTGATGATGGGCTGCTGTGGCAACCACCCGCAGGCTATTGAGCGGTACATATCACTTGGTGATATAAAGCAGGAAAACAGCGACCTTATAGAGCGCATGTTCAATGGTGCGGGTAACATTACTTTTGATGCCACGTTATTTCAAAACACCGCTCAAACGTTGTTGGATGGATTGCAGCAGGGTTGGATTGGCAAGCCGATGGTTGAGCTTGCCGATCTCGGTTTTACATACGGCATTGATGACCCTGCATTGTTAACCTCTTTTGAAATGAATTTATTTCGCTTTGCAGGTGTTAAGACACTGGCCGAGGCGCAAGAGCTTAACAGAATATTCAGACAGTCAAAAGGCTTTCCGGACTTTAACCAAAGAGCTAATCAGGTTACAGATACCTTTAACAAGGTATGGCGACAAACCGAATACCAAACCGCCTACCTCACAGGTGAAAGCTCCGCAACATATGTAAGGCTCATGAAGCAAACGGAACTATTTCCATACTGGGAATATAAAACCGTTGGTGACAGCAAAGTAAGGCCGGAGCATGCCGCTCTTAATGGGTTGATATTGCCCGCTAATGATCCACGATGGAATAAGATTTATCCCCCTAATGGATGGAATTGCCGTTGCTACGTTGTACCACGTACTAAAGCGGAAGTGGAAGGCATAGACGTGAAAGCAAACCGTGCTAAAGCTGATGCCTATTTTGATAGTCCGGAATTTAAAACAGCGGATGCGCAGGGATGGGGTGTTAACCGGGCGGTTACCGGGGAGGTGTTTACAGCCAATCAGCAATATATTAGAAAGTTTGAGGGTAAGGCATCTAAAACACTCAATAGCCTCGGAAGTACTGATTTTGGGTTGAAATCATACAGCCAGGCTAAAAAGATAGCGAAGGAAGCCATACCCGAATATAAGGACACCGCTGATAAGTTCTTTAAAGACCTTTTAAAAGATGGTAAAAGCATTTTAAACGACTACAACAACCGACCTATTGAACTGAATGAGGGCAATTTTAGAGCCCATACAACGGGCAAAAAAGACGTAAGGGTAAAATACCTTGAAGCGATGAAACAAACGCTTTTGAACCCGGATGAGGTTTGGCTAAACGGTGCTAAGTTGAATGATTTGGTTTACATCAAATATTATAATGATGAAACCCTTATTGTTATTGCGGATGTGACCAAAGCCAATGTTACCGAGGTTAGTACTTGGTATCCGTTAACCGAAAGCAAGGTAACTATAGAACGTGCAAGGAAAGGTCTATTGATAAAAAGCGGGGTAAAAAAATAAGCCCCGCACAAACAATGTAACGAGGCTTATGGGATTAATAATCAACTGCGCTGGTATCAGCCACCAAAGCCCCCATCATCCCGAGGTGTTGGCTCTGGCTTACCGCAGTAAACCACTTGCAATACAAATGTATAAAAAATGAGCGCAGCAAACAACAGTTTTAAAATAGCCGCCTTTTTCGCAAAACAGGAAGATAAAATCAAAGCGGTGATACCTCAAATGATAGCCGAAACCGCCGTTGAGTTTTATAAGGAGTCTTTTAGAAATAAAGGGTTTGATGGGATACCGTGGAAACCAACTAAAAAAACAGTGAGAAAAGGTTCATTGATGGTACGCTCCGGCGCACTGGTTGCCTCAATAAGGCCGGGAAGTGTTACGCCCGATAAAGTGACCATTCAGGCCGGGAGCAGTAAAGTACCTTATGCCAAAATACAGAATGAAGGTGGTAAGATTAGCCGAGCGGCAAGAACGGAAACCTTTGTACGCAACCGCTATACCACAGGAAAAAAAGGTAAAATGTTTGGTGGCATGGGGGCTTACAAAAAAGGCACTACAGCCGGGCGGGGGTTAACGTTCAAAGCTCACAGTTACAATTTTCCTGCCCGGCCATTTATGGGCCAATCCGCTTTGTTAAATCAGCGAATAATTGACAGAATTAAAAAAATCATGTAAAATATGGATGCGATCTATTTTAAAATTAAAAACCTTTTAACCGCTGTTGACGGTATTAAATATGTGGATTTTGACTTCGGGCAATTGGAAGAGGATAAACCGCCTGTAAACTTCCCCTGTGCACTGGTGAACATCGCTTACACTAAATGTGAGGACTTATTCGACCAAACGCAAAGGGTACGCTGTGTGATCACCGTAAAGCTTGGATTTAATATTAGTGTTGAAAAAACCGCTTCTATTTATAACGATGCAGCAATTCAGCAGAATTTAAGCTATTTCAATATCGTTAACGCAGTTTACAAAAGTTTGCAGGGCTATACGGATGGAAACATTGAGGAGTTAAGCCGAAGCAGCCTAACACAGCCTATTTATCCTCCTGGGCTAAAAGTTACAATAATGCCTTTTGAAACTGAATTTGATGAGAATGCATAGAACAAGAAAGCCGCTTACTGAGCGGCTTTTTGATGTTCTAATAAAATAGTTTGCTCTGATCTTACGGTTTCCCCTTTTATGTTTTCCAATTGGTGGTACTCTTCACCATTTTTAAAATATCTAAACCACTCTTCCATAAAGAATGTGTAGGTATAAATCCACTTACCACGGTAACCACATATCTTTAAATTTGGTGGCTCTACCTCACTTGAAAGTACAGGCATTTTGGGGCTTTCAGATCGCTTGACATCAAGCCGTTCAAAATAATCACTAAAAAAATCCCTTATGGTTTTTTCAAGTACTTCAAACGTCAAATCATTAGTTGTTGCCATAGCCAAATATAAATTAACTCCAATTAAAAAACGGATACTTTTTTAATAGTTGCTTGCGTGTGGTGGCTTTTAATCGAAGTTGTTTAATGAAGTCTTGCCTTGTCATTAACCGTTGAGCAATTACAGTTTCGCTCAAAAAGAACTCCTTACTAAGGTTGATTAAACACAGATCGTAACGCAACCCCACTAAGTGACCATGATAAAAAAAACGACTGGCCAAAGCATCATCCCGCTCATCTGTAAAACAACCTTTAACGTGTTTTTCAGATGCAAGTGTTAAATCATTAGAGACGATTGCCATTAAGGCTTTTTGACCACGCAGCATATTAGGTTCACAAATATACCGAGTGAGTTACAGGCTTTGCAAATTGGGATTTACTACATCGGGGTTAACTGTTCAGGCGCAGGCACCATGTCTTCTAATAAGCTACAGAATGTAGTGAGCATCAAACCATCAAGTTTGTTGTCTGGGTTTTGATTACCCAGTAAAAAGACAAGGGATTTAAAAACATTAACATAATCCTCCTTGTCACCGTTCATTGTAATAATAATCTTTCTCTCTTTTTCCTCAAAATCAACCATGCGTACGTACCCTTTTTGTTTAATCAGTGTGTCAGTTCAACGTTTAGATAGGTAGAAGCAAAAAGGCTGTTCATAAAAAAATGACGCAGCCGGTATTCTTAAAGCCCATCAAGGGGTACGAAACCCTATACACGCAGAAAGATACAGCCACGCCATTTTACTGGCGTACTTAATGGCTCGTGTTGCGTGTATCTTTGTTTTCGTACTTTAGATGATGGGCAACACTTTGATTAGTACAATATTTTTAACCTTACAAAGTTAGGCGTTTTACGATGTTAATTTAAATAAGTTACATAAATAACAAAGCCCCTTTCGGGGCTTACATAATTATTGTTGAATCATCTGTGCATTAATTTGCCTGACAATTATTTGTGGTGATTCCTTGACGATTATGCTTGTACCGTCAATGTTCTGTAATAACGTTTGATCATCCCCGGCGTCTTGAAAATTACTAATTGTAAGTTGGTTTATCCAAATTACCGTGTTATTCCCCATGTCCGTAACTTTAATAAAGTTTGCCATTTTATGATATGTTTAAGTTTATAAAAATGCTTTCCCTAATCCCTTACCTGTGGCATCAACTATTTTGATGGCCTTAACTTGGTACACCGAACTTTCAACGGCCATCCTACTAATTAAAACAGCCATTGGAGTTTTATCCCGGCCATCATCAACTACAGTAACATATAAAAATCCCGTTTCTCTTCTAAAATCAACACTACCAACACCCTGCATTTGCTCAACCTTGTTAATGAACCCAGTAGGGGTAGTTGTAACATACCTGGGCTTATCAACCTGTATGAAATGTGGCCCGATAATTAAAGCCAATACTACAACCACTGCAATAGCTATTAATATATAGGCTGCGGTATTAGATTGATTTTTTTTTGTTACTGTAGCTGCTTTCATATTAGTAAAATTTAAAGTCAAATGTAAAGTCGGTTTAAGCCTTCGTTAAAATGCACCGTGTCGCCAATAACTTTTATAGTATAACAAATTATCCTTTCAGGTGGATACAATCCACCGCAATTACTTACAATTATTCTATCTTGCTCATATCCGTTTTGAACGTTAGCACCCATAAATACGAACGAATTTTGCTCAGTAACCAATTCTTCATGGTTCCTATCAATACGCCTAATCACCCTTTCCATGAACGTTTTTAAATAGGTCGGCATAAAAATAGCTAAATGTTTGTTAGGATAATTTTTATCATTCAATAATCTGATCGCTTTGCGCATAGCTATAATAATATCAGTTACCAATTGCGCATGTTCGTCGAGTTGGTTTTCTTTACTCATATTAACTGTTATTTACTCGTAAAGGATATTTCATTAATGTATACTGCTTATTTGCATGATCGGTCAAGCACATGGAATGTTCGTCAATAGAATTTATTTCATAAGTTTCATTGATAATCGAACTTTCGACTTTTAAATAACGGTGGCCCTCGGTATGTATATCTGTATATTTAATATATTTCCCCCTGCCTTTCGTGTCATCTATTGATAATTGCAGGTCGTCATTTTTAGAAACCCACACGGCAATAAGGTCGTTGTTTTTTAGAGGTTTTACATCCTGCATTTTGGTACAGCCTGAAAAACACATCAGGCTTACCAGTGATAAAAATTTAAGGTTGGTTTTCATTTTGTAAGGCTTCAAAATTAATAATTTCTGTTTGTTATATTGATTATGGTTTTAAATAGTTTTAAATACCCTTTAAATAGTCGGTGTAAACCAATTCAAACTGTGAAACAAGCGTTGGTAACTCCGAATATTTAAATTGATCTAATGGCTTATTTTTGCCCGAAAAGCGGATGCACCAATTATTAACCCTAACCATATCAACCCGGCCATCAAGTAACTCCCAGTGCATTTCATGAGCATGGCTTAATATTTTCCTTCGCATCTTATCAGATGGGTTGCCCTCCTGGCCTAAATATGTGTTAAGATATTTAACTATCTCCTGCGCTTCTTTTTGAGTTAAGTCCGTTATGTGTACCGTGCGTTCATCGCTAAAAGAGGCTACTATATCCTCCTTTTGAGCGGTGAGCCCTGCTTTATTAAGCAAGGCCCTAATCATTCCTATTTGTCTACCTGTCATGGTTAATTAAATTGATGTTGATTTTTGTCGTATTCGATTATGTGTTGCATTACTCGTGCTAAACTCCATTCATGGGGGTAATTTATCGTAGCGGCATAATTTGCTATTGTAGATGAATTAAATATTATTAAGCATTCGAGCGTCGATATGTGGTAGTTGCCGTTCTTGCTGCTGAATTGATAGGTATTTCCGTCCATATTATTTTTCTTGTTTCCAGTCCGTTTCGTAATAAGCACCCCTTATGTAGTTTTCCGGGTCTACAATACCCCGTTTAAGCCGATAGCAAGCATCTAAGTATTCCGGCACTCTTATTATTGCAAGCATTTTATCTGCATCCTTTAAGCGGTCGTAAAGAGGCTTTGTGCGCTTTTTATTGATCTTCTTTGAATACTTAGCCCAGAATACATCAAAGCTCAAATCCTGCGGTACTTCCTTTATTACCCCCTGTATTTTTGATGCTATGGTTGCGATCCATTGTTTTGATTGAGGCAGGTTTCCTAACACCCAATCAAGCTGTTTCTCGTTCATGCCACTGCTATTTTCATATAGCACGAGCCTATCAATTTCATTGTATCCAAAAATCACTTCACCTGTAAATTTTGGAGATGTAAGTATGTACTTTGTCATAGTGTATTATTTAGTTTGAAGCCCATAGGTGCACAGGTCATGGCCATATAACCGCATAGCATCATCCCTGTTAAACTCGTTAATCAACCGTGCGCACTTTGGGCAATAATATTTGTGGGTGGAATGATTGTAAAAAACAGCCCGGCTACGGTAACAAGCACCACGGTTGCACTCTCCATTAAAGTCGCCTTTTACCGATGGCCTTACCTTTTTAGAGGCTATTTTTATTGGATTTTGAACTATTACCATTTTTGTGGGATTTTTAGTTTGTAAAAACAGCCTTTGCAGGGCTGTAAGGGATTATTTACCTTATTTATAACTGCTTTTTACTCCCAAAACAAGGGCTGAAATGTAGGGGGTATCTGCATTTACCCCCCTGCTTTGGATGGGGTTTTGCAGCAATTACCCAACCTCTAAAGCGGTAAAGTATTTAGGATTTAGAAGCTTAGCCCGCTCTTCATAGATGATATAATCACCTTCACCACCGAACCGGCTTTTCATAGGGTATGCGATAAACTTTTTCACCAGTATACCAATACCGCCATCATATTCAATCTGCTCTCCTGTGGTCTTTTTAGGCTTTTTGCCGTTGGCGTGGCTTATGAAAATTAAAGCTTTGTTTTTGATCTTAGCCAGCAGCTTCAATTCTTTATACTGGTCAAATGTGAAGTTGGTATAATCCCAACTATCAAAGAAGATAAAGTCAGGGCTGCTTCTTTTGCCTAAATAGTTCATGACATCTTCAAAAAGGGTAACGCCTTTTGGTACATCTGCAACAGGATCAATAATGATAAAGCTACCCTTAGGACAATTCTGCATTTCATTTCGGTTGACAGCCCTTTGCAAGTCGTAACCATGCCCTTGCTCATAACTTAACCAACCTACTACGCCAAATTCGGTAAGGTGCTTTGCCATCTGTATACAAAACTCTGTTTTACCGTTGCCGCTCTCCCCATAAATAATGCATATAAAATCTTTAGGGATACTACCCAATATAGCCCTGAACTTTGGGTTAATGGGTAATTTTTTAAATGTTTTCTGTTGAAATTGGAATACTCCGAGTGATTTCATTCTTGTGTGTGTCGTAAAAAAACTACTTCTGTTTCACTATTAATTGCATCCGGGTAACGTGGGTCCCTGCCATCAGGCAAGCACCACAGCGTATATGTGCGATGCTTGGTAACTTTGGGTTTATGCTCGACCATTTGCAGTACATTCTTTTTGGCATCGGTGGCTTTATAAAAGCGGTCACCGATAGCCAAAGCTTTTGCATTTGTTCTTGTACCCCGTTCCATTATAATTGAAAAAAGATTTTATAAAACGATAGGAATTTGTGTCGGGCATCGGCATGCACCCATGCATGAGGGTTGATGTTAATTTGTTGCATAAAATCAAACCACTGGGCATCATCACCAATGATGAACCTTTTATGCTCAACCTCTAAAGCCATTTTATCATATTGCTTTATTTCCAAAAGCTTACTTGCATCAAGGTTAAACTTGCGGGTTATGGCTTTCATAAAGTCATTTTCAAGCTCTTCATAAGCAATGCCTAAAAGGTTTTTTAAAGGCTTTATAACATCGCCTAAATAAGCCTCCGCAGCATCATGCAATAAGGCTTCCCGGCAAAGGTATTCCGGGGCGATTGCAGCGACAATTACACTATGCTGCGCAACGCTGTAAAACGTGCTACTATGACCGCCAAACCTGCATATTTTAGATAATGCTGCTGCAATATCTTCAATGCAAATCATATCAGGTGTAGGGCGGTTAATATCTATAAGCGTACCGCTTGCCGCATTAAATACGCCGTCTTTGTTGGCGTGAACATCGTGATATATCATATTTAAAGGGGTTTTAAAGGGTTATTGTTCAGAGTAGAGACGTAGGTGATCTATTTCATTGTAGCTTGCTGTGTCCGTATCGGTTGTGTCTATGCTTGTTATTTCCGAATGAAATTCAATCCGGTGTAGTCTGGCCTGATCGCCAACCATAGCAGCCAAGAGGTAAAGAAATGCTCCAATGAACAGCGTTGTGATTAGCAACCACCAAAAACCTTTGTTTTTGCTTTTGTTTTTCATGTTTTTAATTGATTAATTAGTTAGAACCCGCCCCGGCCTTGAACCGGGGGTGACTTCCAGTCGGGTTAGTTATTGATAAAAAAATCGAAGGGTATTAACTTGCATTCCAGTTGCTTTAGTTCAGCTTTTGGAAATTTTTTATGCACGTTGCTTATGATCTCATTGTAAGCCTTTTCACCTGCTGTTTTGGGATTTGTCGCAACTACTAAACCCTTTACCACTGATGGCTTAAATTTTACATTTGGGCTACCGGGTTCGTAAGCTTTCAGGCGAACGAAATACATATTGTTTTTTGCCATGATTATATTGCTGAAAAGTTTAACTGTACATTCTGATATTGGCCAGCATCATTGCGAACCCAAACCCGGTAATATTCTTTGCTTGTAGGGCGGTTAATGGCTTTATCAATGAAGTCCATTGCCTTTTTGTAGCGAGGGTCTGTTATGCGGGAGGCATGTTTCTTTAAGCTCAATACTTTGTCGGTATCCAACTCTCCACGGCTTTTTTCAAATGCGGACATGATAAGCGGCTCGATCCATGAAGCAACCTCTTTTAAAGAGTCTTTTAAAAGGGCATCAAGCTCCGCTTTTGCAAGTTTTATAAACTCCTCATCAAAGTGTATAGGCTCATTTATGGCTACTTCAATTTTTATTGAACGGTCGAAATTATATAGGGTAATACCTCCTTTCCCCTTGCCTTGAATCTTACCATTATTGGCAGCTACAAACGTTTTGTATAACTCTTCTGCCTGTGCTTTTACCTCACTTTTGAAGTTCAATAGCTTGACATTGATGTTAATGGCCTCTTTTGCAAGCTTTGAAATTAAGGTTTCAGCTTTCCGCTCGTAAGGCGTGGTGCGGTTATAAGGAATTACTTTTCCCTCCTCATCTAACCAGTTCTTGTCTGCGGGTTTTTGTTGTTTTACTGTTAATGTGCTCATATATTAATTTTCGTTTATGCGTAGGTTTTGTCCAATTCGGTTAAGTGATTTTCTATCATTATTTGCTCATAATGCCAAGAACTTCCGAGGTGCCTCTTTTGGAAGTACAGGTAATAAGCTTTTCCCTCTACATCCGAAAGGCTCAAGCTGTACCCGTCCTTTATTTTGCTTTCAAGCTTGTTTCTTAGCTTCTTATAAGCCTGTATCATGATGTCTTTTACAAGGCTTTCCGCAACATCTGCGGGCTTTTCGGGGATTATTATTTGGGTGAATACCTGCTCAAGCGCACAGGCTTGTTGGTAAGTGAGTTTCAGTGTCATTGTTATTCTCCTCCATATCTGCCATTCGTTTTATACAGGCCAGATATAATGTTTTAAATGGTTTGTTATTTCCGAGGTACTTGTTGATTGTTTTGAGCGATGCGTAAGGGGTAATGCGCATCATGTTGAGTGCTTGCGCTATTTCTGCAACTGGTATACCCTCTTCACGCATCATTATCATGGCTACATACCGGGCAAACGTTTCCTGATCTGAACCTCTTAAATGAATGGCTGTAACATCAATCCCAGTTTCTGCCATCACAAGCTGTATGATCTCTGCTTTGGTCATTGGTATACCTCCTTTTCCAATCTTTTAGCCAGTGCCTGGGCAAAAACTACCGAGTGGGGCGTGTACTCTATTGTTTTGGCATTGTGGGTGATCTCGTAAAACCAAATTGTTTCCTGCTGTGATAAATTTTCAATATCATTCACAAACTGGGCATCACGCCTGTGCCAGTGGTTACGCCACCATGCCCAAAATGAAGGGGTTTGTTTTAACTCATTAGCACCCCTTGCATCATCACCGATCATGAATTGTATATAAGCTTCGGCTTGCTGCATTTGGAACTCTCCGTATTGTAATTCGCTCCAATCCAATAGCTGCATTACCCGTTGCCGGGTAAGCTGCTGTATGGCTTTAATTTGTGCTACGTGACTCATAGGTTATTTTCCTTTCAATAAATTTTCTTTGTGTACAAGGCGTTTGATTCTGCGCATATCAATGCTGTTTTCATCAACTGTGCAGCTATCATTGAGTATGGTATTTATTTCAAATAGATCGGTGATGCCATTGGCTCGTAACACAGCGGCACCGTCTGCTCTTGAAGGGGATGGGATTTCAGCGAAGCGGCCACCTAAACGGCTATAAAGTTCGTTATAGCACATTTTGGTACGCTGTAAGCCGTCAACTATGCGTTTTTTCAGGTTTGGAGTACCAATAAGGCAGATACCGCATTTATCCTCTACCTCATTGTACAAATCAATGATATTGAAAAGGGTATTGTTGGGTACTTTTTCCAACTCATCGATGATGATTACCGGGCTTTCAAGGCGTTCAATAATCCTCACAACTTCGTTTAAAAGGGCATTTATTGAGCGCATTGTGTGGTTTTTTCCCATGCTTCTCAAAAGCTCCTGTAACATTTCGCTCTCACTTGTATGCCTTTTACACTTCACATAAAAAACATTCTCGTTTTGCTTCCTAAAGTTGTTAAGGGTGTGCGTTTTGCCACCGCCCGGCTGACAGATTATACCGTATGTTTCAGCGTATTTTCTTGAGTCGTTGAATATTTCAGATAAAGCCTTTGTTGGTTCGGTATCTGCATGTATCCATTGCTCATCTAACTTTATGCCTAATGCGTTTGCCATTTTACGCCACATATCATCGGCTATATCACCATGCTTATCATTCAGCATTTTGCTAATAGTTGCGCCTGATATGCGTAAGCTTGCTTGTGCCTTGTTTGCGCTACCGGCATTTACACAGTAGTTGCTTAATTCTTGAATAATCGTTTGTTTTGTAGTGTTGTCTATCATTTTATGTTAGGTTTAAGAGGTCGGAGGGTCAGAGTTCCGGCCTTTTGTGATTTTATAATGCTTGTCTCCAATCAAAGCCCCCGGTGCTTTCAGGCACGTGGCCAGTCAATACCTTTTGCGCTTTGTGGCTTACTTCTTTAATGGTTACACCCGCTTGTAATAGGCTGTTAGCGTCGATATTTGCCCGTTGTAGTATCTCATCGTAAGCGTTCATGCTATCGGCTACGTGTTGGTTAATTTGCTTTTTAAAGTCCTTTAAAACATTAAAGCGGTGCATGTCACCTTCTTTAAAATCAGCCAGTGCCGAAGGCATTTTTTGCACTTCGCCCGCAACAAACCGTAATCCTTTACCATCGCTTACAAGCACTTGACTCATATCGTAAGGATCATAGGTTATTTCAATTTTCTTGTTTACATTTTCGATGTACAAGTCATTTGATATGTCGTAAGTGAGGCGTTTGCGGTTGATTTCAACCTGTATGCCTGCTGCGGTAATTCTGTTGGCATGTGGGTGTTTGATGCCAAATAATTGCAGTCGTTTTTCGGTACTGATAGCACGTTTTTTGGCAAAATTCGACTCGTTAAAGGCTTTTAACCACTCATTTTGGCGAGTTAAACCCGTTGCCGGGTTAACGGTTTGGCGCATGTTTTCAATGAATTGTGCGATATATTGAGGGGCTTGCTCCTTAGTTGGGAAGTCTTTTCTTGCCATTTGGACCGCATCAGGGTTTCTTTTCTCTTTAGCGGTGATGTTAAATCCCGAATAATTGGGGAATAATTTGAGTTGTTGATGCCAAACTACGCCAAAGCTCCTCTCAATATATTTAGCCTGGGCTACTTTGATAGTGGCCGGGGTAAAGTGTGCCTGATCTTTAAAGAATGTAGCAAGCTCGCCCTCTTTTTTCGGGTCAATAGCCCAATTATCCGTTTGTATCTGATGCCACAAGTAGTTACCACCTGTCATTTCCTTTACATGGTTAATTGCGTTGCGGTAAGCGGCTTTTATTAGCTCAATAGTATTCGTTTCACCTACAGCATAGCCTAAAATGTAATCATTAAAGGCATCTGCTACCACGTATAGAGTAGGGCGGTAGTAATCGTTAGTGCTTTTGCCGTTTTTGAGTGTTTCTCGAAAATAAAGGTCAATTACGTTATCATCAGAATTAATGAGCATCAATGGTGATGATGGCCTTTCCCTCTGTGAGCGTTTGCTAAACTGGTTATAGTTGATAGCTGCACCATCCCGGCTAAGGGTAGTTACAATGGCCTTTTTCTTACGCCAATACCCCACTGTTTGGGGGGTAATTGCAGCATAATTATTCTTTAAAGCCCATTTGTTATAATACTGGGCGATTATAGTATCATCGTGCTTTTTATCATTGGCTATCATCTTAACCAATACCGCCTCTGCAACGCCGTCTTTAACTTTTTTACTGTTATTATTGCCGAAACGCCAAGCCTCTATCATGCAGGGGTATCCCTCCTGTTTATAGTCTTTTAGTTTATCCTTTAGCCTCCGCTCGTTAATGGGTAATGCAACGTCATTAGCCCTAATCAAATCACCCGCTAACTCCCAAAATGCAGCGATACTTATGTTTAAAGACTGTTTTAAAGCTCTTTTATCAGTTGTGAAATGGTTTATTGCATTTAACCAAGTAGCTGCTTTAGTGTATTTATCTACATACTCTTCCGGTAGTCCGAGGGTAGAATTTGGTAACACATATTTATTGTACCAGTCAGAAGCAACATAATCCCAGTTGATTTTCACATAGTCAACCAGTGGTTGCTTTGCAATGTATTCGTAGGGCTTGCCGAATTTTTGCAGTATCCCGGCTTTTCTGTCTGCGGGTAAGGTTTCATACTCTATCAACACCTCACGACCATTGCCGCCACGTCCTATGATCGTGATACGGTTACGCTTCTTGTCAGATTTGTATGTTTCTATGCCAAAGCATTCAACATACTCATCGTATTCAAGGCATAATATGTTTTTGTTATGGTACTTCATAGTTAATTTGGGTGCTCCCCCTCCGGCCTCGAACCGGAGTGATTGCCTATAGGGATATTAAAGGTTTATGCGGTTTTTGATTTCTTGAATGAGGAGACTTGAGCCGTATTCCCACATATCATGGGCTATCGCCACCTTTTGGCCTTTTCCTTTTTCGGCTTTTCGTTTACCTAATCTGACTTTCTTTACTAAGCTGGGCGAGCATTGAACTAATTCAGCAATTACCTCATCAGGGATGTCTATTACATCGTTTTTCACATTGATAGCACGATTATTTTCGGTACAAGTGGTTTTATTGTTTTTTTCTTTACTTTGCATAGTGTTTCTTTGCGAACACAATTATACAGACTATTTTCTGTAAAGCAAACAAATAATGCAGATTATTTTCTGCACATATATGAGGACAATTGATCGTTTAAAGCTATTTATTGAGTTTAAAGGACTTAGCTATAACAACTTTGACAAGTTGATAGGGGGGAGTAATGGCTATATAGGTAAGCAGATTAAGAATTTAGCCTCTATTGGTTCAGATGTAATTGAGAAAATAATCTCAATATTCCCTGATCTTAACATTATTTGGTTGCTAACTGGTCATGGAGATATGATTATTGACGTAAATACCCCTGTTATTACAGATAATAATGATAACCAAATGGGGGTACAGGTTCATATACCCCCTGCCAAAAACGAGAAAAAAATCGGTAAAACTGCCCCCCCAACTGCCCCCGCAACTACCGAATTATTGAATTTAGAGGTATACCGCACCCCTCAAGTGATCAGTATTGATAGACGTAGTAAAAAAGAGAACATAGTATATGTTCCTATTAAGGCAGCAGCGGGTTATCTTAATGGTTTTGGAGACCCGACTTATATAGAAACCTTGCCTACATTTAACCTTCCCGGACTTACAGAGGCAACTTACCGGGCGTTTGAAGTGGGAGGCGATTCGATGTACCCGACCTTACAAAATAAGGAAATGGTAATTGGTCAGTGGGTTGAAAGATTAGACTTTATACGTGAAGATCGTGTACACATAATTGTAACGAAAAGTGAGGGAGTGATAGTTAAAAGGCTATTAAACAGGATTGAAAAGTATGGATACATAGTTGCCAAATCTGATGCAGTGAATGACCGTAACCTGTACCCGAACATACATATATACCCTGATGACATTCTTGAAGTGTGGTACGCTGTGTGGCATGGAGGCTTTGAGTTTAAAGCACCAAGCGACCTGTGGAAGCGTCAAAATAACTTGGAGGCTGATTTAACCGAAGTGTTACGCAGGTTAAAAGCGGCGGGTATATAA